GATAACTACAATTCTGTAGACGAGTTACCGACTTGGATGCAGGATCGCCTTGCGGTGCTGTCTATGTTGGAGGTTCCACCCCCACCAAATGATGTGGTTGGTGTGGGATCACGGATAGGCCCGTACTTGTTCTGGGTCTACAATTAGGGAAATCCCTAAATGGCGAGGGGTCACGGCTCCTCGCTTGGGGGAACTGGTATCAATGGAGAACGACAATGACGCCCGAAGCAAAAGTTAAAAAGAAAGTTGTGGCGCAGCTTAAAGAGCTACACGCATACTATTTCTACCCAGTTACGGGCGGGTATGGCAAAAGCGGTGTACCTGACATCATAGGGTGTTACCGCGGCCTATTCTTTGGGATCGAATGTAAGGCTGGCAAGAACAAACCCACCCCTCTGCAGGAAAAGAACCTGAAAGAGATACGCGATGCAGGTGGTTTGGACATGGTGGTCAATGAAGAGAATATGAATGACGTGGCAAAAGACCTTAGAGGTTGGGCCACCGTTATCGACGGTAAACCCTAGCTGTGAGTGGGTTGCGGTAATGACATTGTCCCGCGAAAACCACAGCAGCACGAGCAAAGGAACTCCATGCACTCCAGAGTGCGGTATATTTCTCCTTTGTGATCGTGTCGGAGAAACCACGATACGGTTAGTCCCTGTGTTGTAGCACAGGGCACCACTTTAACAATGGAGGCAGACATGGATGATGATAAATTAACTCCGTTCCAAGAGAACGAACTGAAATGGTTGCGTAGGCAGGTCGATAGGGCGCAGGATGAAGCGCATCGTGCGGACGCATACCCCAACGCAAAACGAGATTTGTGGGTAGCACGGGAACACCTTGATGTGTTTGTCCGTGGTCTAAGGAAAGCGGGTAAGAAGATATGAGTAGGGTCATAAACATAGCCGCCGAGCGTGGCAGTAAGGTGTTTGAAGATACACTACAGAACACGCAGTACGGCGATAGTATTGTATATCATGTAGGAGAATATGCAGGGGGTACGCACCGCGCCCCTGCAATGCAAGCCAGTAACGAAGGCTATGTAAACCTTGTGCAAAGAAAGTTAAGTCCAAAACTTTTTGAATACATCGCACAGCGGCGCAAAAAGAAAATAAAAATACGCTTTTAAAAGCGGCGGACTAGAAACCTCAATAATCGTTTAGGAGAACGACATGGCTAAGAAGAGTAAAGCAGATAAAATCTGGGCGTATAAGATCAGACACCCACAGGCCACAACAAGCGAAATCGCTAAGGCTACTAAATCATCCTACAACTATGTTCACGCGCTGATGGCTAAGGTAGGCACACCGAAAGAAGTGTTCGAGAAGGAAGCGAAGAGGGTGACGCGTGGTCAAGTGCTGGACACTGCAAAGGAGTACGTCACAAAAGATCGTGCGTCTGACCATGGCAACATGGAGGATAACTTCAACACTATCGGTGCGTACTGGTCTGTACATCTAGGTGTGAAAGTCGATGCTACTGATGTGGCTGTGATGATGAACCTGCTCAAGGCTGCACGTATCAAGTCAAACCCGAAGCACCCTGACAACTGGGTGGACGCATGTGGTTACATGGCATGTGGTGGTGAGATAGTGAGTAAGGGCTGATGGACCTAATCACGTTAGATTTTGAAACCTACTACGACAGGGATTATTCTCTGCGTAAGATAACAACAGAAGCCTACGTCCGTGATCCTCGTTTTGAGGTGATCGGCGTAGGTGTAAAACTGAACAACGGAGAAACGGAGTGGGCCAGTGGGACGCACGAACAGATTAAGAAATACCTCAAGACCTTCCCTTGGGATAATGCTATGTTACTTTGCCATAATACTATGTTTGATGGTGCCATTCTTAACTGGCGTTTTGATATTCGTCCTCGCATGTATACCGATACTCTGTGTATTGCCCGTGCTCTACATGGGACTGAAGCTCGCGCAAGTCTCGCTGCGGTTTCTGAGAGGTACGGTGTCGGCACTAAGGGGCACGAGGTACTCAACGCACTCGGAAAACGGCGTGGAGATTTTGCACCCGAAGAACTAGAGCGGTACGGCGACTACTGCGTCAATGACGTGGACCTTACCTATAAGTTGTTTAGCATAATGGCCAAACAGTTTCCCCGCCAAGAGTTACGTTTGATTGACGCTACCCTGCGGATGTTTACCGAACCGATGTTGGAGCTGGATAGGGACTTGCTGCGGTCGCACCTAGAGGATGTGAAAGATCGTAAGGCCAAGTTGCTAGAAGCTGCGGGGGTGACGGACAAGAAAGACCTGATGTCCAACCCGAAGTTCGCAGAGCTGTTAAAAGGTTTCGGCGTCAAGCCTCCTATGAAGATCAGCCCTACCACAGAGAAAGAGACCTATGCCTTTGCCAAGAGTGACGAGGCGTTCAAACTTTTGTTAGAACATGAGGATGATCGTGTGCAGTCGTTGGTAGCTGCACGGCTCGGCACGAAATCCACGTTGGAAGAGACACGAACACAGCGGTTCATAGACATCGCTGACCGGGGGCGTCTGCCTGTACCTGTAAGATACTATGCTGCGCATACAGGCAGGTGGGGTGGGGATGACAAGATCAACCTGCAGAACCTGCCTAGCCGTGGGCCTAACGGTAAGAAGTTAAAGGGCAGCATCATAGCGCCTGAAGGGTATTCGCTGATCGACTGTGACAGTTCGCAGATTGAGGCACGGGTATTGGCGTGGCTTGCAGGGCAGGATGACCTGACCAAACAGTTCGCAGATGGTGAGGACGTATACAAATACATGGCGTCCAGTATCTATAACGTGCCAGTAGATGGGGTAAACAAAGACCAAAGGTTCGTGGGCAAGACCACTATTCTCGGTGCAGGGTACGGCATGGGCGCACCGAAGTTCCAAGCGCAGTTGCAAGGCATGGGCGTCTACATAGAATTAGATGAAGCGCGGCGTATCATACAGGTGTACCGCGATGCCAACGGAGCGATCAGTCAGTTGTGGAGAGATGCCAACAACATGGTGCAGTACATGCAGCGGGGCGACAGTTTGCAGTTTGGTAAGGAGGGCGTGTTGAAAGTAGACGCACCTACCAGCTCAATAATCTTACCTTCTGGGCTACCTATGTTCTATCATGGGTTGGCAGCGGAGCAGGGTGAACGAGGTCCAGAGTATACCTATAAGACCCGAAAAGGTCCGAACCGTATATACGGCGGGAAGGTTGTGGAGAACGTGTGCCAAGCTGTTGCACGTTGTATCATAGGGCACCAAATGTTACTCATTGCCAAGAGATACAAAGTTGTGCTAACAGTACATGACTCGGTTGTGGCTTGTGTACGAGACGAAGAGCTAGATGAAGCACGGGCATACGTCGAAGAATGTATGAGCCAGACGCCTGATTGGGCTGATGGACTACCGATCACCTGTGAGAGTGGCACAGGCAAATCATATGGAGAATGTGAATAATGGATTATACTCTTTCAACGGGCAGAGATATGGAAGAACACCCTAGCCTTACTTTTTGTACGAACGGGTTACAAGGGGGTGACGGGGGCCACGGTGGGTGGACTAGGTTAACTGTGAACACTCCCAACACTGGCGCTACACTGCGTATAGGTGACAACGTCATAGAATTAGAGGGCCTAATGGATGTCAGCATCACGGTGTTTGGGGATTGGGAGCACTTGGGGTTTGTAGACGCGCTGATAGACATGGGCACAGGAGTGAGTAAGTTGGAGCGTATGAAGAAATGACAAAAGTATGGCCGTGGTCCTTCAGCAAGATCAAAGATTTTGAGCAGTGCCCTAAACAGTTCTACCACAAACACGTCTTGAAGGAGGTGCCGTTTGTGCAGACAGAAGCTATCTTGTACGGCAACGAGTTTCACAAGATGGCAGAAGACTTCATTTCCAAGGACGTACCTGTGCCTGCGAAGTTTAGCTTTGCGGCCAAAGCCCTAACATCTTTGAAGGATAGGAAGGGTGACAAGCTATGCGAGATAAAGATGGGTATCACGGAGAACCTAGAGGCTTGTGACTTTTACGCCTCTGACGTTTGGTTCCGTGGTATCGCTGATCTAGTGATACTGAATGACGAAGTGGCAACAGTTGTGGACTACAAGACGGGCAAGTCTTCTAAGTATGCAGACAAGGGGCAGTTAGAGTTGATGGCTCTGGCGCTCATGGCACGTTACCCACAGATCAAAAAAGTTCGCGCTGCGCTGCTGTTTGTGGTGTGTAATGACTTGGTGAAAGACACCTACATGGAGTACGATAAGAGTAAGCTGTGGGAGAAGTGGCTCGGCAAGTATGGGCAGATGGAGACTGCAGCAAAGGAAGACATGTGGAACGCACGGCCTAACGGGTTGTGCAGACGCTACTGTCCTATCATTGAATGTGTTCACAACGGAGCAAACTGATGCCATACAAAAATCCCAAAGATCGTCCCAAGCAAAAGAACGCGCCTGTAGGCAGTAAGACGTTTGAAACACGAATGGAACGCCAGCGAGCCCGCCGCAAGATGGATCGCACCAGCAAAGATGCTAACAAGAACGGTAAGGCTGACAAGCGCGAAGGCAAAGACGTTAGCCATAAGAAAGCCCTGTCGAAGGGTGGTACAAACAAAGACGGTGTGACGGTGGAAAGCCGCAGCAAGAACCGCGCAAGAAACTACAAAAAGAAAAAGTGATTTAGGGAAATCCCTAAATAGGAGAACACGATGCAGATTATAGATGGTAAGGCGTTGCTGTTGAAGCTACGCAACCCGAGACGTGTCACTGAAGTGATACCGAAAAGCAAAGCTGTGGAAGACCACGAGGTGCTGGTGAAGTGGGGCATCGACGAGGCACTCAGCCTACGCAAGCTGAACATTGATGTACCCTCCCCGATCAACGGTAGGTACGAGTGGACGGGTAAGTATGCGCCGTTCGACCACCAGAAGAAGACCGCTGCGTTCTTCACCATGAACCAGAAAGGGTTTTGTTTTAACGAACAAGGTACAGGCAAGACCGCCTCTGCTATATGGGCCGCTGACTACCTGATGAAACAAGGCAAGATAAACCGTGTACTAGTTATATGCCCGTTGTCTATCATGGACAGTGCGTGGCGTGAGGATTTGTTTACGTTCGCCCCGCATCGCAGTGTGGACATCGCCTATGGCGCGGCTAAAAAACGTCGAGAGATCATAGAGCAGGGTGCTGACTTTGTGGTGATAAACTATGACGGGGTTGAGATCGTCGCTGATGCAATCATAAACGGGGGCTTTGACCTTATCATTGTAGACGAAGCCACACACTACAAGAACGCGCAGTCCAAACGATGGAAGGTGCTTAAACGGATTGTCAACGAAGACACATGGTTGTGGATGATGACGGGTACACCCGCTGCGCAGTCTCCACTCGACGCTTACGGGTTAGCTAAGATGGTCAACCCCAATGCTGTGCCAAGGTTCTTTGGTTCGTTCCGTGATATGGTTATGACAAAGGTAACGCAGTTTAGGTGGGTGATAAAACCTCACGCATCGGACACAGTGTTTAACATCTTACAACCTGCCATACGTTTTACCAAAGAAGAATGTCTTGACCTGCCCGATATGACATACGTCAAACGCGTGGTCGAACTTACGCGCCAACAGAAAAAATATTATGACCTGCTCAAGAAGAGTATGACCATGACTGTGGGCGACGACGAAGTGACCGCTATGAACGCAGCGATCATTATGAATAAGCTCCTGCAAATATCTGCTGGTGCTGTGTATACCGATGATGGTGATACGTTAGAGTTTGACATCAAGCACAGGTACAAAGTGCTGAAGGAAGTGATCGACGAGAGCAGTCAAAAGGTTCTTGTGTTCGTGCCTTTCAAACACACTATTGACATATTGACCGACAAGCTGCGTAATGACGGGGTTGCTACTGAAGTAATTCGGGGGGATGTACCCGTAGCAAAACGAACTGACATATTCAAACGGTTCCAGAATACCCCCGATCCAAGGGTGCTAGTCATCCAGCCGCAGTCTGCGGCGCATGGTGTTACGTTAACTGCAGCGAACACGG